CAAACACCCTATCACTTACACAACCGGCTGAAAATAACAACTGTCGAATAAAAGTTGCTTCACCAAACAACGTAGGAGCACCCGGATTACGGTTAAAGGTTACTGCAAAACAAACAGCATTGGCAGCGGATACAAATAATCCCCCACTACTTAGTGCCTTTAAGCACGTTATCTGTCCCACACCAACACTGTAACCCGTAGTGAACGCATCCCCACCTTTCTGTCCATCCTTATCCACGTTGATAACAAAATCCAACGGTCTACCCGTTACGCTACGCAATAAAGTAGCTTGGTCGGTAGCCAGTATAAAAAGCACTCCATCCATCCACTCCATGAATGTGCCAATCGGAACATATTCCCTTCTATCATTTACTCCTGTAGGGTCATAAAACCACTGAGCATAGGTCTGGGTCTGTTTGGTGTGTATTCCGTTGTTATCGACCCAGATAAAATATGGTTGAGTAGAGCCATCCTGCACTACTATTCCGGGTGCGTTACCTAGTGCCGCCGATACGTTGGATAGCTTGATAGGATTATTGGGGACAGGCGTGTTATCAGATGCTAATCTTCCATAGTTGGTAGTGCTAACAGGAACTACAGCAACATAAACCCTTTGGGCGAAAGGATTCATTTGAAATCCCTGTATCAGTGTCCAACCCTGGGTTCCCCGAAGTTGATACCACGCCTCCCCAAATACAAACATCAACAGGTAATCACCAAAAGTGAATATCCCTTGCTTAGTTCCCTGCGGTGCTCCTGTTTGTTCTTCAGCAGTTAAAACTTGGTCCAGCACATCGAAACGATTGCGGACGTTGAAAGCTTCCCTATACTCATCCGGCCCTATTCTGGTGTCATCCACCAATAGGTTCATGCCACCCTTAAAACTAGGTTGATTGAACTCACCCATATTTATCTAGTAATATATCTGGCCCATATACCTACTTGGACCCATGGGACGGTTCCTCGGTAACAAGGTATCATGTGGGTTCTCAACTAGTGCAACCATCTTCTCAGCACCACGATGTTGGTCCTCATGTTTGCGGGCCAAACTTCTAGTTGCTTTAGCATCGAATGCAACTGCCATATCCCCCTTACCTTGTTCCTCACTCCATAACTGAAGCATCTTGTTGACGATAATGTTATCATAGCCGTTAGCAGGGAACTCATCATCGTCATTACTCATCCATGGGAGAGCCTTCTTATACAAGACCTCCATAAAGTGATCAGTAGGGCCAACGTCGGTATTAGACCAAGGATAGAGACTAACATCAACAAGCCGATAACGGGCTTCCAGCATATTGTTAGCCAACACGCTAAGAAGATTCCCATCAACATCCAATAGCCCCAGGTTAAAATTGTTAACTCTGTCCTTCTTAAAGGAGGTAACGTCGATAAAGTTTTGAGTTCCATATTTAAAAGTTTCGTCCATCGTTATCGTGTCGATTGCGTTCTCAGCATCTACCGTGGGACCGCAAACTACAACCACCAGGGGCGGGTCCTCAACCTCTTTTACCTGCACCGCAATAACTGTTTCGTTGGTTATCGCATTATTTAACGCGCCCACTCCCTTTAGCCTCCAACTTCTCCATCTATCGAACCAGTTGAGTTGGTTGTATCGTGGGCGCATATCATAGAGATGCCAGGGAACATGAGTAGAGTATTCCCTCATAGCGCGGATGGGGCCAACATACATTGGTAGTGCCACGCTCTGGTCGCCATTGACACGGAACAACTGTTCCATGAGCACCCCATCCATATCAGCCTGGTCATACAACTCATTCATTGCCTCGTTAGCGAACCTCAACAAGACACTACGTTGTGCGGGATCGCTAGGTTGCAATCCCATCTTTAAACCAGACTGAACCAGAATATATTTTAAGGCCATAACTACCTCTTAGAGCACCTTGACAATGTAGATTATCGCTATGTTCTTAGGACGTGTTTCAGCAGCCCCACCTGCTGTTGGGTCAGAAGTCAACCCCAATGTGGCCGCTGTAGCTGATTTGGTAATGATAGCCTCACCAGCATCAGAGGTTCCACTAGTTGAATGCTTGGCTGCTTGGCTAGCAGCGTCGATAGGATTAGCGATATCCACACTAGCGTTGGCGAACTCAAAGTGCTTGTGATTCTTCAACGCATCGGCTTGATTATTAGCCAACGCCCTGGGACCATCAGGGTCCACCGCGTTACTAGCTGAACGACCGCGGAGAAAATAACCACGAAGGTCAGGAATATTGAAAGTGGTGGTGGTGTTACCATTACCCCATAGATAGCCATCATTGGCATACAACGTATTCAAAGCAGAATATGATGCTCTGCTTATCGCACTGCCATCACATTCCATCCATCCAGCCGGGATGGTGTTGGCTGAGAACTGAACAATCGAACCAATAGGCATCAGCGAGGCTAACGCGGATGCTGCCAACTTCGCGGATGTAACACTGGCATCCTTGATATGGTCGGTAGTAACTGCTCGTTTGGTGTCATCAGCAGGGTCACTCTGTAACTTGGCACTATTAACCGCATTACCGGCAATAGCAGGATTGGCGTAGGTTCCTACTAGGTCCCCACCGGCAGCATCTCCTCTTCTCATTAATAGAGGGTCAATACTAGTTATCTTGCTCCAATCCACTGAGAATATCTTGTCGTTCGTAACCGATAATGGAGCCAACTTCGCATTGGTAACACTATCATCCGCCAACGTAACCAACGTGATACTACCCCAGTTCTGATACACAGCATCATTGGGTCCCGCCGGATTCCACACATACGCGGTCACTGATGTAGCTTGGCGGCGAACCCAGATATAATTCTGCCACTTGGTAGTAGTAGTTGCATCAGGCACTTGTGGCACACCGGCAATGTCAGTGGTTATAACAACTAGTCCCTTATCCTGATAGGGAGTTATCCCATCTGCGAACTGTGCCAACCCTGCCCCGGTGATTGTGGCAAATCCCGTTGGGTCAAAAGGTTTAACTAAATCTTGAAGGTTAGGTTGAGCCATATAATTAAGCGTTGAGAGGTTGAACTGAATTAGCAGGGAATTGGAAAGGTAGCGGAATGCCACCTAACATAAATTGTAATACCGTAGTTCGTTGTTGTGCGGTTAATGTTGCAGGATAGGCCAGCATATTAAATAAATCAAAACCCTTAGCTGCTGTGCCCCCTGCATCTCCAAAAGTTATCTGAGAGACATCAATAAATCCACCGCCCCCGATAGTGCCTACGAACGTGCTAGCCCCAGTGGTTCCGTTGTGCACCCAAACTGCACCTGTTGAGGTGTTAATCTCTACTACCGTGGTGGTTCCTACAAAGTTAAGGTCCAACGTGTTAGCATCAAGTGCCGCTGTCATAGCAGCACCAGCAGCACGCATCTTTAGATTGGCACTATTCAATGAACCATTCTGAGCAAATATATTATTATTGCTCGCCCCACCAACATTACCACCCAACAACGTAAAGAACCAAACTGCATCCGCTGTTCCAAACTGTAATGCTGCTGTTAGATTAGCAGTTCCCAAAAACTGTATATACCCCACCACACTATGTGTTGGTTGTTTGGTTCCATCAGCTTGGGCCACGGTCACATGGTTTTGTTTGTCGGTCCAACTAGCTACCTTACTACCCACTCCAAAGGTTAGCCCGCTATTAGCATCGAACCAGATATCCGGGGTAGGTGGCGCGATAACCGCACTAGCTGTTGCGAACACCGTGTTAATTAGTTGCGCGGTGGTTAATAGTGTGTCACTCCCATAACGGTAATCCACGTTGCCCAACACCGAGGTGTTCAACGGGGTTAAATCACTGGCCTGGGTAGCATTTCCTTGTGAAGTGGACCATATCTCAATCCTAAAATTCTTCTTAATAACCTGTCCATTATACAATGGAATATATCCGAATATAGCCTCCCCTGTTTGTCCCAACGGACTCAATCGATATCTTGTAACCCCAATACTACCAATCACCCCATTGGCAGAGTTAGGATTCAATGAGTTCGCAAAACTAACGCACATCACGTAGTTAGTTAGCTGAGGAACCCATCTGGTATCGAGGAAACTAAAAGCATTGGGAGCCTGGAAATTATAGGTGCCAACAATATCACTGAAACCATGCCACGTTACCGGGATATTGAACGCGGGAATAGTTAGGAATTTCCTTGTCCTAGTGAGCCGGGACAGGGGATTACGGTCCAACCAACGGTTCAGGAAATTCGGGTCGCTATTCATAAATTAAAAGACTGTGTTGCTACTATCTGGCACCATATCAAGATAAGGTAACAAAACCTCGATGAATAGTAACAACACAGTTAAGTGTTAGATGCCCTCTTTGTTAGCCAAGATAGCCAACTCAGTAGCCTTCTGGTCCAATTCAGCTTGTGAGAGAGGCACTCCCTCAATCATGCCCGCCACGTTAGCAGCTAGGCCGGGGATAATCTTATCCACCGCCTTACCGATAGCAATGATGGGAATCAACTGAGGGTCAACAATGCCAGCGTAATCCGCTGCGAGGTTGATATCTCCCACAATCGTGTTGAGAAGTTCCTTAATTTGGTCCGGTGTCTGCATATTGTTATTGGAGATTGTTGCTCTTGAGGTAGGTGATTAGCCACACTATGTTACTCCCACTGGCTAATGACGCATCAACTACCGATTGAACCTGCGCCTTAGATACCGTGTTGGACTGATACGCTGTCAGCCAACTATCCACCACACCAACAGAAGCCGCATATTTCATACGTGCTTCCTTGATAGCCACCCTCATCTCTTCCAGCTTGGTCAACTGATCAGGTTTGCTAGCGTATCTGTTGGTTGCGTCGATGTAGTAGTTGGTCCACCCAACATACGCACCATACACCAAATGGGTAGTTGTTACTTCCGTTCGCTGTGCGTTGGTTACGAAGTTGGAACAACCAACCAAGCTAACCACTGCCAACAAGGAACACAGAACAATTACCTTTGTTTTGTCTTTCATCATTGTTTTGTTTCTTTCGTTTGTTTACTTACCTATGTATTGCTGCACCGAATACTGCCCAACCGAGCAGTGCGAACAACACGAACTCCAAGAATGTGCCACCAGAAGCTTTGGTTAGTGGCCAGCTACTATACAAGCTGAACACCAGCCAAACTATCATTATGACCCAGAACATTAATGCGATACTCATACTATTTAACCTTTCCCCGTTGTTACGGTTGTTACTGTTCCATCTGGTCCCTTTGTAAATACGTCGGTGCCGTTCATTGGAATAGGTTCCTTACCAGCTTCCAACCTCGCCACCGTCTTGGATAGAAACGCCATCATTGTGGTGCTCCAGTTACCAAAAATCATCAACAAAATCAAAAATTTAGACTGTGCTTCCAACGTGTTCCACTTCACGTTGGATAATGAGGCTATGATACAGGTGCAAAGTGCTTGAAGTGAAAACATCACTCCCCATACCACCGCAAGTTTCAATGTTACCTTCCCCAAACTACTGGTAGTTGTTGTTGTATCAGGCATATTATTTAACGAAATGATTCAATAACCATCCAACTATCAACCCCACCCCACCTACTATGAAGTATGCTCCACGGATAAAACTCATCCTCTCCAACTCACGGCGCTCCATCGCAGTTAACCGGGGAACCAATCCCTCTTTCTCATCAAATAAAGCATTAATCATCCTTACTTGATTCTGTAATACCCCTGGTTTTCCACTCATATCTCCCCCACTAATGGCTATGCGTAATTCAGCGTAATCCTCCTGAATTTTATCTATCTTTGAATGGATTACACTAACAAGTTGTTCCATATAGTCTCTATCAGTCATACGGCTTTAATCTTACGAGGAACTATCACTTCTAGTGCATGGTCATCTAGTGGTTTAGCCAACATAACTGCACCTTGTTTAAGAACCGCATCTACCTTATGGCTAGATGGATAACCAGTAATTAGTGCAAAGCGTGTTCCAGGGTTCAATCCGGTTGTTTTCATTATCAACTCTAGTCCATCCATTCCAGGCATGACTAAATCAAACATTACAAGGTCAAACTTAACCTTAGCCATTATATTCTGAGCTTCTTCGCCTGTATGAACAACTGTTACTTCTACATTAAAGTTTTCTAACTTCTTTAAAATAAGGGTAACATCAGCCACATCATCATCTACCAACAAAACTTTTCGTGCTGGTTGTAGAGCAGCTATTGTTTTTTCTATATCACGTATAGCTCCCTTGTAGTCAAATATGTCTGTATCACCCATTTGTTCTAAAGATATAGATAACCTTCGGTAGTTGTGGAGGACCGCTTTTGATTACGGAACTGTTAATCCCAGGTTGATTACCAGATTTGTTGACGGTCCCTGAGCCACCGCCACTCCTGAGAAAAAACTTTCTAACTTCCAGAATCGATTAGTGAGTGTTACAGTGTAGAAATAGTTACCGGGAACCACATTCATAAAATACCAGTAATGGTTCGTGTAGTTGATACCATTGACGTTGGTGAAGGGAACCAATACCGGATTTGGAATCGAAGTCAACAGTGGCCACTGATTAGTGGGAATACTCATACTAGTTGAGGAATAGATATTAAATCCCTCATTAGTATTCACTGGATTGGGATTATCCCAAAAGAGTCCCAGGGTTTTAGTTTGAGCACCAGCACAAAGTGCTGATAGCGTGGTTAATCCGGCAAGCAGTGTTGCTAGTGTTACTTTTGTTTTCATTGTATTGGTTTCTGTTTATCTACTAACCCAAATGCTACAGCAAGACGATAGAACATTGCATCGTTCCTTCGTATGTTGAAATAGTTTGTAATCCAACATTTATGATAACTCACTGTCTTTAGAGTAATCCCAAGCATAGCAGATATCTCTTTTGCTGGATAACCTTCAGCAAATAAAGTCCATACTTGTATACGTCGCTTAGAACTAAAGTTCTCGTTCTTTCGCCTTCTATAATTAAATCGTGG